GGATAATGTGTACATCACCGGGCGCTCCCTGATCTACATAACCATTCCCGCCATTATCAAAATTAATGTTATATATACCAGTACCATAAGTAGCAGTAGGAACTACACCTAAACCATTAGCAATAATGTTTAGTACTGTAGTCATGTTAGCAGTGAATATTCCAATAGCAGTCGAGCCTGGTACTACTGGATTAATTTGACCCATTACACTAGCTGATCCGGCTGCAATGGTACTGGCTACAGTTACACTACTTGTAGTGCAAGCAGTTACAGTAAATATACCGTTGAATGTTGAAGGAGTAAATCCGCTAAAATAAATTACTGTGCCAACAGTATAAGGCGCACTAGATTGTGTTGCAAAGGTTAGAGTAATACTAGTACCATTTGCAATGCCAGTGTATACTACAGCAGTAGTTGATCCGCTACTGAATACTTGACTGTATAAATTTTGAAAACGTGTTTGTACGGTTTGATTAAGGACTTGAATACCTAATGCCTTAGCAAATGCAATACCGTCAGTAGTCTCTGTAAGTTGTGTTCCAATAGCTACCGATTTCGCTGAAGCATTTTTATAATAACTCTTACCGGCATTAACAGTTTGATAATTACCGCCAGTGAGAATATCAATGGCCATAGCATCAATAATATATCCTATATCTCGATAGCAAGTAGTTTGATTATAACTAAATCCGCCTTTGTATGTAGCAGATAGATAGTTATTAACAGCGGTAACAATAGATGTTTTATTATTAACAAAAATTGTACGTGCCGCTAAGTTATTGCTATCATAACCGGTTAATGACGGCGAGCTAGAAACTATGGCAGTACTATTACCAATGTATCCTAACATAGCGTTAAACAGATTGTTGATAGTAGTTGCCGCGGCACTTCCATCAACCCATGCTGAATTAAACACTTGTGATGTTGCAGAATAAGTCGGGCTTACTGCAACGTTACTTGTTACTAATGGAATTATATTTTGTAAATGACCGATAGCCGCTAATTGTATAGCTAATTCTGTATTAGAAAATACACTAGCACCATTAGTTCTATATTGATTGGCAGCATAGGTAGTAGCTAAGTTTCCTCCATAAGTTATATCGTAACAAACTGCTTCTACCAAATACTGCATATGACCTTTGAAATATGCTACGCCATCGGCCGGAACAAATGTTGGATATTGAGATATTGTCCATGCATAAGTCTCTTCGCTTAGGAAATTTATATTGGCTAAGGCTGCCGATCTTGCATCTGTAATTGTATTAGACAGGCCTGAAGGACTATTATAAGAAGGAGTGGTTCTACTACTAATACCATTAGTCAATATTCCAGTAATCAAACTAAACAAATTATTAACAGTAGTATTAATACCACTATTGTTAATAATTGAAAATGATGCATTTGCATTAATATAACTTACTGCGGCAGCTTCTAATACAGACTTTTCACCTGAGCTGGTAAATTGAACTCTAGCATCGTGTAAACTTCCTGAACTTGGAACTGTTGGTAAAGTTATACTTGGACTAGGTACGCTTACACTACCTACAATACTAGCAATGGTTGTTAAGTTTGTACTAACACTAGAAGAAACTACACTACCGCCGGTTAATGTAGTATTTTGATATTGTAAGAAACTTGTTTGATATATAACAGCTGGCGCAGTGCTTGTAATAACTGCTTGTACAAGAGTATTAATATAATTGATAGATGCTACTGTGGCCGCTTGCTCACTACTAGCTACTTGTAAATAATTATTTCTCCAATATTGTAATCCAGCATATGCGCTTTGACTGTTGCCGCCGTACATGAAATCATAAATCAAACTCCAAACGATATATTTTACATCTCGTTGGCAAGTGGTAGTATTATAGATAACATTAGGATAATTAGATTTTAAGTAAGCAACAATTTCTGCTTGAATGAAAGGAATGTTGTTTAGCAATAAATTCTTAGCATTATTTTGTCCAGTGGTGCTAGTGCTCTGAGAAGCAAAATTTACAGCTGGTATGGTACCATAATTAATAATATTATCTATTACAGATAAACTTGATTGTAGTGCGGCAATGATTGTCGACGAACCTGACACACTAGACAGTTGTGATATAGTATTAACCATATCACTCAAGGCAGCTACAATTTCTGCATTAGTTAATCCAGTATTATAAGAGTTAAAACTTAATGCAATTTGAATACTTTGATAGTTGCTACCAAACACTAAATCATAACCTAATGCATCTAGTACTGCACTGATATATGTTTCAGTGTTAGATACATTGTAACTATAAGTAGAAATAATATTCTTAGCATAGTTTATACCATCAGTTAATTGTGTCAATTGATTGGTAATGATATTAGCGTTAACAGTATTGAATAAAGTTGCCGCCACACTAGAGCTGTTATGTGTAGTATTAAACACCAAATCATAACCAATTCCGTCTAAAATACTACCTAAAATATTTGTATATGCAACTTGATCTAGTGTAAATGTATTAACATATTTTTTGTTCAAATATGCAATAGTTTCATTTTGAATAAATGTTTTATTAGCTTCGAGTAAATCTGCCGCATCTTGATAACCCACCGCATTAGCATTGCCGCCGGTTAACTGTATGCTTTGGATAGTACTAAATGTTTGAGTAGCTTGGCCTGTAGTACTGGTCCAAGCTATACGTTGCTTATAAGGGCCGGGCTCAATACCAGCCAAATCGATTAAATTACTAGCTTGCAAGGCAGCCGCACCGATAGTTTTATAAGCATATTGCCAATAACGGCCTTGTTTACCAGCCGGAGTTTTAGTCTGGCTGTCATCACCACTAGTAGTACTGACAAACAAATTTACATTACTACTATAGGTATTATTATCTACATAGTATTTTGTAGCCGCTTGTAAGTCATTAACACCGTTAGGAGTACCTGCGCCCGACAAAGGTGCCGGATGATCGCTAAGTGTTAATGCTCCAGTCATGGTATCTCCACCACGATAGACTACATCCTTACGTTGCATAACTTCAGTACTTACATAGTTACTGCTTAGTAATGGATTGTAATCTGGATCACTAGTTTGAGGAGTAGAAGGTTGTGATCTAGACTTAAACGCATTAGTTACTATACCGTTTTGAGCTTGTACATAGTTGCTGTCAGCATAACCTTTGGTTACAGGTAATTGAGCTAGAGTAGTCTGCACACCTATGCTAGCATAAGCTGTGTTAAATTGTGTAACTAATGCGGCGCTAGGATCGCTTAAACGTCCAATAGTGAATAAGTTAGCGTTTAAACTTGTTCCTAAACTAGGTAGCGATTGATTTATCAAATTGCTTGCGGTAGCACTAACTGTAACAGAACTGTTATTACTAGTATCTATTGTAACTCCAGATCCTGCAATTAAAGTTCTTGCAGTAAGCGCAGTACCTGTGCCATTCGACATGATAACTTGACTACTTCCGTAGCTTGAAGGAGCATCGCTAAGAGTAGTAAATTTAATAGTACCCCCTGCTCCAAAAATGGCATATAGTTCTGTAAAGTTACTGTTAACTTTTCTAAAACTTTCGCGAATACTATCGCCTGTACCGTCGTTACCTTGTACGCCAATATCAACTATTAATTGTGTCATTGTTTAAACTCCAAAGCTAGAACCGCATCCGCAAGTTGTAGTTGCGTTAGGATTCTTTATGCTGAATGAACTACCTTGTAGGTCTTCTTTATAATCTATTTCTGCACCAGTTAGATATTGCATGCTCATGCTATCTACTAATACTTTAAATTCACCCAATGGAACTTCAAAATCGTCCTCATTGATTTCTTCGTCAAACGTAAAACCGTAGCTGAAACCACTACAGCCTCCACCTTGGACGAATGTACGTAATGCTAATTTAGGATTATTTTCTTCAAGGAGTAGGTCCTTGATTTTTGCTTGTGCTGACTCAGAAATTGTGATCATGATTGCCCTCGATATGATATTTATCAAAGGCTTTTTATAACCTTAATGTAAATACAATTATGTATCTAACTATTGAATCTCAGCAAACACAATATGTACGCACTAGTAAGCGCGGCAAGCACCATACTTATATGCGCAAAAAAGCCGTATTGGTTTTTAAATGCGACTGCTGTCAAGGGATATTTAAACGTGATAAAGGCAATATGGATCCTAAGCGACTAAACAATAATTATTATCACGTGTGCGGTAATTGTGATGCTAAAAAGTTTGCCCAGGAAAAGGGTGTGGAAGCAAGGCGTGTTTGGGACATGCCTGTAAGCAGTCTAAAGACTATAGACCAGTTTTAATCAAGTATTATATTTGAATAAAAAATATATCGATCAAAGTTGCCGTTTCGCATGCCATGCACGGCTGATGAGTTATTGAAAAATAAAACTCCTTGCCCCCGTTTGCCTGATGATGTGTATATCAATTCTTCAGTCATAGGATTATAAAAATCAGTACCGTACTGGTTGTCTGTTAGATTTACAACCATTTGTGCAACTATATGTCCGTTGTCGAGATGAGGACCCATGCGTATATTTGGCGAATCTTTAAACAATACAGGACATATCGCTGTATGATTCTTATAAAAATCTATGCCTTTAAACCATCTTTCTCTAAAAATATTATTGTCAGTATTATAGATATGATCGAGAACTTTTGATTTAATACCCAAAGATTTTGCACAAAGATCTGTTAGGATTGTAGATTCATTGTTAAATTTAAATCGCCCTTCCATGTTAGCACCTTCAGAAGACCAAATGTCATTTCTTGCAAGCTCAGGCGTCAAACTATCAAAATCTAAACCCTTTAGCTCGATGTCCCAAATTAAAGAATTGCTGGCAAAATATCTGGTACGATGAAGATCTTTAAAAATTATATCCATAAATTTATCTTCCAATTTTAGAAAACTTACTCTCTGAAATAACCTTTGTAAACCCAATTCTAGAACTAATAATATTCCAGTTGATAATCTTCCACTGGTTACGCAAATAGCCTTTTTTGTCTGCTTGATAGTCTAATGCCCACGCATGTTCCCACCAGTCAACTATTAAAACAATATCCATCTTAATTTCGTGGTTCTTGATAGTTTTAATTTTACCATCTCGAGCTAGGTATACCCAGCCACTGCCTTGTATTTTCATTGCTTCTTTTTCAAAATCAGCTATAAATTTGTCAAATGTTTTAAAATGTCTAGTTATAAACTCGCCAGCAGAACCGTCCGGATCATTATTTCTTGCAGGTTCTTGATATTGAGTAAACAATAAATCGTGTAAAAACGCACCTGCTTCATTAAAATCAGCATCGCCTTCGCCGTTATTAAACCGATCAACATATCCTTTGTATAATTTTCCATAATGGTAGTTGATAGTATCCTCACTGATACTAGGTTCTAACGCATCGCGTTTGTAAGGCAATTTAGTTTGTTCTAAAGTTTTAGGAGTTTTTCCTTCATTTAGGCTAACATAACGAATAAAATTATACATAGTGTAATATTTAGCGATATAAATAACATGGAGGATAATATACCATGTTAAAATTTATCAAAAGTTTCTTTAAAAAGCAAGAAGCACCTGTTGCTGAATACAAAGTAGAAGCACCAGCACCAGTTGTTGACGTTGCACCAGTTCCAGCCGGCACACCGCTAGTAAAC